CTTATTCTACAACTAGTCCATATTATGGAACAGGTACTTGGGGTCAATTCTTAGACGTGTGGCCCGGTAAAACTATTACAGCAGCCGATGATGATGCAATATATCAAATTGATGCTCCGTATAATCTGAGACCAGACTTACTAGCTTATGACATGTACCAAAATACAGGCTTATGGTGGGTATTTGCAGTACGGAATCCCGATGTTCTTAAAGATCCGATGATGAGTTTTACCACTGGCACAATCATATATGTTCCAACATTATCAACTTTAAAATTAACATTGGGGTTATTGTAAAATGGCAGATCCACGCAATGATGCGGTTACGGGCACTCTCAGTGCAGTGGTAGTAACCGGCTCAAGGCCATCTAAAACTGAGTTGGTCCCTAATCCGTTACATAAGTATGCCAGTTACACGTATAACATCAGTTTATGGTGGCTAGACACTAGTGACTTTACAAAATTAATGTCCAGTACTGATGTTGATACAGCAATGGCCTGGTCCCCTAGTACAAACGGTAGAAGTTACTGTGTGGCAGCAGATGCCGGTCTATATTCAGATTATAGAGTCCCTGGTCGAGGATCATTGAACTACAATATTCAAGATTTTAAAATAGAAACCACAATTACCCCAAACAAAACAAGTCGTAGTAGTAATTTATTAGAAGGGTCATTGACGTTAATAGAACCAATTGGTGTAACTTGGTTTGAAACACTACTGGCAGCATCATATGATGGTAGTACCTACGGTAATTGGACCCGACAACCTTTTATGGTACAAATTGATTTTGTAGGATACGATGATGCAGGTAATCCAATTCCTTTAGCCGATACATTAAAATATAGAAAACGTTTTCCTATTTCTATATTAACTGCAAAACTGAATATAACAAACAAAGGTGCAGAATATAAATTAACTTTTTGCCCAATGGGTGCAACAGCACACTACCCAGATTATGCCACAACGCCAAAGGTGTTTACAGTCACAGCCGATACAGTTGGTAAATTTTTTGAAGGAATCTCCTCTCTTTATACGCAGTATTATCTCGAGCTAATTGTAAAAGGGCAAGCAACCTATGCAGAACGGATTGACTTTGACATTGCTACCCAGATAGCAAAATCAAAAATTGTCAGTGATAAAGCATTGCCAATACCTCGGGCTAACTCAAAAGCAAATAACATAGATCTTAAACAATCTACTTTTACTATTCCGGCCGGCACACCCATATTAGATATTATTACAAAGGTAATGGCTCACAGTGATTTTTTAATTAATGATCAATTAAAGTTAGAAAACGGTGGTGCCAAATCGGACTATGATATTTTTCAAGCATTTAAAACAACATCAAAAGTTATAAATGCCGGCTACGATCTTGGATCCGGACAAGTATTGCCCGGAGTAATTGACCGGGTCACTAATAAACCGCCTAAAAATATTACATATTCGATTGCTCCTTACGCCATATTCGATGGTAATCATCAAAGTTTACCTAAACTAACTGACAGTGCTCCTTACACAGTAAAGAAATATGACTATTACTATACTGGACAAAATACTGATGTAATTAATTTTAAATTAGATTTTGACACTACATATTATACTGCCATACAGGCATATACCTCAGCAATTGCAGCAACGGAGTCTTCGCAGTCTACTTTAGCCAATGAAGATGCAATTGAACCACCCCGAATACTGGCTCCGGTATATAATCCACAAATACTGGCTCCGGTATATAATCCAGTTGTTGCTGCAGGGCAAATACCCACGTTAACCCCATTGATGTTTAAGTCAATTGTTAAAGATAAAGAATCTAGTTCCGGTATGAATATGTCTAGTAGACCTGCTGCTCAAGTTGCTGCTGATGTAATAAAAGCAATATATACAAATTTAAATGGTGATATGTTATCTCTGGATATGGATATTGTCGGTGACCCAACATTAATCAAACAAGATGATTGGTTATATATCGTGAGTCCAACTATATCAAAACTTTATTATGGAATTAGTCAAGCCGAGTTTGCCGAGAAGTATGGGCATATAAAAACAGACGATAGTCAGGTTGTGGTGACGGTGAATGTAAACAGTCCAATAGACATGGATACCGATTATACAAATCAAGGACTGATGACACCGTTGGTTTCCTACCAAAAATCTATTTTTAGTGGACAATATAAAATATTAACTATTGTTAGTAAATTTGCCAATGGTAAATTTGAACAATCTTTAAAGCTGGCTAGATTTATAAATAATGAAATTATTGAGGCACTACGTCCAACTGGTTCGGCGGTAGCAACAAGCCTACAAAATCAAAATAGTACTAATCCAAGAAACTAAGGAATCAAATAAATGGGAACGTCAAATACACGTACATCTAGGCCAGACCCTCATGTAATACCCAAGGTATCGGGCACAGTGTCGGATGCCGGGCCGTATGAAGCTATTGTAGTCGGACATGCAGATGGTAGTAGAATGGGCCAACTATTAGTTAATATTGCAGATTGGCAAGGTGCAATAGTTGACATTGGTGGAGAAAACCCTGACGCTATTCCTGCATCTTATGCTAGTCCCTTTTATGGAACAACGTATGGCACAGACACACAACAAAATCCAGACGGTCCAATGACATCAGGGCAGAGTTATGGATTTTGGTTTGTACCCCCGGACGTAGGAAATAAAGTACTAGTTACATTTGTTGGCGGAGATATTAGTCGTTGTTATTGGTTTGCCTGCATATATGAAAGTACCAGTCACCATATGGTACCTGGTATTGCAAGAGATATAGGTGGATCAAACAATACTTTAATCCCTGCAGGAGATCCAATAGCTGATTATCTGTCGGGGGATAGTATACTTCCGGTAGCTGAATCGGATCCCGGAATTAGTATAGCAACTGCATTTGCTGCTGATGGTATAGAATCAACACCTAGATATCTACATGAATTTCAAGCAGTTACGTATGCAATGCAAGGTCTGGATCGTGATCCTATTAGGGGTGCAATTAGTTCCAGTAGCCTAAGAGAATCACCGAGTAATGTATATGGAATTAGTACGCCCGGCCGCCGAGCAACATCTGGGGATCAAGTGGCTGGCAAGCCTGCAGCGGTGTATGCTAGAAAAGGTGGACATCAATTTGTCATGGACGACGGAGATAAAGATGGTAAAGATCAATTAATTAGATTACGTACTGCCGGTGGTCACCAACTGTTAATGAATGATTCAGAACATGTACTTTATATTGCCAGCGATACTGGAAATCAGTGGTTGGAATTTAGTCCCAGTGGACAAATTAACATCTACGGTAGAGGGGGGTTTAATCTTCGGACAGAAGGCCCGATGAACTTTCACAGCGACTCTAGTATTAAAATGAATGCAATGAGTTTTGATCTGAATGCAACAATGGGTATAACTTTAAAAACACTTGGGTCATTTAGTGCCAGTGCAGTTGCATCAGCAACTGTGGCAGCCGACGGCAAACTAAGTCTGACAGGATTAGGAATGGCCTCACTGACTGCTGGTGCAAAACTTGATATATCATCGCTAGGTGATACCAATATAGTGGGTACAATATTAAGATTAAATTCTGGTAAGCCTAGTATACCGTTCCCTGCACTGCCTGCAATACCCGGTTCTCATCCAGATGTAAAATTCCAAGGTAAAAAATGGGTTAAATCGGGATCAGTGGCTTCAATTTGTAAAGTAGTACCAACTCATGAACCATGGGATAGGCCAAGTAAATAATTATGGACTTAGGATTTGATCAAGCATCATCGTCGGGAGTACTTAACCCATTGCCAATTGGCTGGCTTGGTCGAGCAGATGCTCCTGCGGCATTACCAGCATGGGCCATAGTGGGGCAAATGTCGTCTGTGCAGGTGCAAAATTTATTGGCGCAGATAAGTTATGATTTAAGCGGATGGGATACTACAAAAATTGGACCCAATAATCAATTGGGTAGTTATCAATTTAGTACAACAACTTTGGAAAATTACGGCATACTTGCCGCGGGATCCAATCTATCATACGGAACTGATTGTATAAATTACAAATCCTGTTGGCAACAAGTTATGCTCAAAGGTACAAATAGTTTTTCAAATTATCTCTTTAACTGTAATAGTTTATATAGTTTTTTAAATAGTAGTATTGCACAAGAGCATTTAGCATATCAAATAGTATATGATACGTACACTGAGTTAACAAATAATGGGGTGATTGTAGACAGTGACACAGTTGATATAGTTGCCGGTATGATCTACGTTGGGTGGATGATAGGCAGTAGTGCTGCATACTCGTGGCGTCACTCCGGCCGGGGATCAGCCTCAAATTATTTTAACAGTGGGCGTTACGCTGTTACTGTACTAAGTCAATAAATACAAACATGACTACATACATCGGCTTTAGCACACAACAAAACTATAAAAAATATACATTAACTGACTTTGAGTTAGCAAAACAGGATCTGATTAATAATTTTAATATCCGTAAAGGTGAAAAATTAATGAATCCCGCATTTGGATGTATTGTGTGGGATATGCTATTTGAGCCATTGGATGAAAGTACACAAGAAATTATCACCGAAGATATTACTAGAATTGCAAAATATGATCCAAGAGTAACCGTTGGACAAATTGCTATTACAGAAAAAGACAACGGGTTGCTAATAGAGTTAACATTGGCATATGTACCAACGGATCAACGAAGTACATTATCATTGATATTTGATAAAAATAGTAAAACACTTACTACCAATTAACTAGCCATATTATAAACCTAATAAATACTAGATATAGGTACAGAATATGGCACAAACCACACGTCAAACAAATCTTTTAGTTCAGCAAGACTGGACTAAAATTTATCAGACTTTCACTAATGCAGATTTTACCAGCTACGATTTCGAAACGCTGCGTAAGTCAATGATAACGTATCTTAAGACGTATTACCCCGAAACATTCAATGATTTCATTGAAAGTAGCGAATATATGGCTTTAATTGATTTAATTGCATTCTTGGGTCAAAGTTTGGCGTTCCGTACAGATATAAATGCACGTGAGAATTTCATTGATACTGCACAACGTCGTGACAGTATTTTAAAACTAGCTCGTATGCTAAGTTACAACCCTGGTCGTGTAATACCGTCATCGGGTCTATTAAAAATTGATAGTGTCAGAACTTCGGAACAGATTATAGATAGCAATGGGTTAAATTTATCAAATGCTACAATTCATTGGAATGATCTGACAAATGATAATTGGTTTGAACAACTTACCACAATTTTAAATTCTGCCTTTGTAGACACACAATCGTTTGGTAAACCTGGCAATGGACAAGTCATCAATGGTATCCAAACCGACGAATACAGTATTTCTTTAAACACAAACACATTTCCTGTTGCTGCTTTTACAGTGAACATTCAAGGTACCCCAGTTCAATTCGAAGCAGTA